CGCTCTTAGAAAGAGTTCTGAGGTTTGACATTCGGTCATCACCTGCTCGACCCTTGTTATTCTTATGGTCAACTTCTGTATCTTTTGGTAACTTCTTACCAGTTGACGTCTCGTAATCATGGCGAGCCTTGTTGGTTGAAGTAGTTTGTGTTGAGCCATCCTTCTTCTTACGCTTGAATACATAGATTGGTCGTCCACCGTTTTGTTTACTTCCCTTGTAGGGTCCAAATATTTTCATTCTGTAGGCCACTTTCCTCGTAGAACTAGCAACCCAATGATTGCATAGTTTGCCATATCCTTAAATGAATCTTCTAGTGACTCATGCTCTGGCTCAGCGCCACTATCTATTAGGTTGTTGATACGTGCCAACTTGTCGTGCATGCGCACACGCAATCCGTTGAGTGGACCGCCAGGACTTTGAGAAATATTTTTCGGACCATAGTCCCTGTGCTTACTAATCAGCAAGTCTGATAATTCTTCAATGGTATCTTCAAGATGTAATGAATTCACTTGTCTCCCTCTAATAAATCTTTAAGTTCTTCTTCTATCTGGAACATATGTTCGTGTATGATTGCATCCTCTACTAACTTCTTCATTAGCGGAAGGTCTGACTGTGCTGCGTACAATGTACCGTAGGTAAGTTGCACGATAGTTCTTACTTCCTCTGGGTCATCTGCTTTCTCAAACAGTTGGCGAAGGAAACTACCAAACATTAACTTGTATCCATTAGGTAAAGATATGGATGGGTCAAATTCTTCTTCATCATTATCGTCAATCATGTGGTCAGTAGCATCAAAGATGTTATCGAAGTGCTGCCCACAGACTAAGCAAGGTGGTATTTCAATCGACATTTAATCCCATTTTCTCTCTAATCCAAGTCGCCCCATATCTAATATATGCTGAGTTGACATCTTCTCCGTCTCCGAAGGAGACCGTTGTGACTGGTAATTCTTTTGATAGACTGGCTGCAAACTCACGTCCTGGGGAATCACCGTCAGCAAAGACGAAGATGCGTTCAAAGTCCGCAAGTAATCTCGTATAGTGTTTCTTCCAAGAGTTCGCTCCAGGAACCCCAACACAGGGAATTCCAACCAAGCGTGACATAGTAAGCGTATCCAACTCTCCTTCACAGACACCAATCCAATCTCCTGCCCTCTCAATATCAAGTACATTGTACATGCGAGTATCAACACCAGCCATACCCATATACTTCGGTTCAACGGCAGGACTAAGAGAACGAAAGCGCAAATCGACAATCCCAGTCTTTGTGATGTACGGGATACTAAGTCTACCTGTGTATTGTTCATGTCCAACCTCAGGCTTCTCTACTACGCCTAATTGCGCCAGATGTGCTGCTTCCCTTGTTATTCCCCGACTTGCTAGGTAACCTTCCGCCAGAGAGATGCTTTCCGCGTATTTGCTGGTGGCTCTCCCCAGTAATTCCTTCTGCGATTGATTTTGCTTCACGGATATCCACCCCTTCCTTCTTAGCGATTATTTGAATACTATTACCCTGCATACCGCAGGCAAAGCAATTAAAAATATTGCTCTTGGTATTGAAACTGGCACTTGCATGTGAGTCATTGTGGAACGGGCATTTGATATTTACCTGACCAGTAGAGCGCGTAATGTTAGCACCGTAGTGCTTTAGCACCGCTGCTATGTTAGGTAAATCATCCACCAAATACATCATCCAACCTTAATACTAGGTACGAATCTCCTACTGATTTCCCTCGCGCTTTGATAACAACCGCTGGTAAGATAGTAGTGAGTTCAATGTTCCGCGCTTCGGCATAATTTGCTGCTTCGACTTGTGCTTCTTTAGTCCATCCACTGAGGTCAATCTTGTTACCTGCGCCTGGGGCTTTGGCTTCAAGGATTCCGATAGAGCCAAGGAAGTCCGAACGGACAACAATGTCTCCCTCATCTTTGCTACCTCTTCTTGCAAGGCGTTCAGCGTCGTATCCAAGTCCTCTAAAATAGTCTTTGAGTTGGGTTTCATACGTCGCTCCCCTTGCTTTGTGACTTTTTCTTGTTGTCATCTTCATCTCCAAAATTAGGTATCGTAATGGATTCAATTGTTGAGCGTAGTGAAACTTCAAACGTCTTTGTAATTACTTCTGCTGCATCTTGCCAACCACGCAGGTAGGCTGCTTGTTGTATCTCTTGAAGCGTATCATCTATTAACATATTATCCCCTAAGTATTCTCTGGTATATCATCTATATACATATATTCTGGATTAAAGGCTAACCAAGTCATTAGCGTTCCATTCGCGTCGGCTCTTCCATAGCGATTCTTGACTGATGCAACGCCCATTGATGTGCCAACAGTCCCGATTGTACATATGAGCGCAGGGAGTTGAGAGACTTTCCCTTGGATAGCGGCTCTTGGCTGACAAGGATTTCCAGGAACTGCTTCCGAAGTATGGTGTAGAACCACAACCGCTGCATTAGTTGCTCTCGCAAGATATTTTAACTCCTTCATAATTGCTCGCATTGATGCGAATTCTTCTCCACCATCTGTGGCTACATCCATTAAGTTATCAAGTATAATAAGCACAGGGGGGCAACCCCATAGTTCTTCGAATGCTTGTACTTCTTCATCAATATCCTGTAAGGTTGGTGACGATTCAAACGACCAGATTATGTGGCTTCCTTTTTGGAGGACTGCTTTTGTCCAACCAATATCAGTATTAAGTTTCTGTTCAACATCAGACTGACTCTTCCCTGAAATCATAGATGCCAAACGCATAGCCATTGTGTGTGCATTGGTATCTGCTGAGATGTACAATGTAGGCACGTTGGTCTTGAGTGCAAGTGCTAGGGCTAGTGTTGATTTACCAGCCCCAGGAGCACCTGCAAACATTGAAACTTCTGAACGACGCATTACAATCTTGTTCTGTTCAAATGCTCTAAAAGAACTAGGAAGGGGTTCCCCTCCAATAGAGGCACGTCCGACTGAACGAATTAATGTTCTCACTTAGCACCCTTCCTAGTTAATTTAGAATGGAAATTGTTCTTGTTCTAGTTGACTGGCTTGCATTGGTCCGCGCCCTGAGGCATCGGACAGACCCACATTGCGTAAGGATTTCCCGTCTTGCTGGATATTCCCGACTTGTACTTGCGAGGTCCGTGTTGACATGTCGGACCACCCTGAACTGGAGCCGCCACCATACCTGACGGAGCCTGCGCCTGGGGCGGTGCTGAGTAAGGCGGTGCTTCTGTGCTTGGTGTGGAAGGAGATGTCGATAAAGGGGCGGCAATGCCTACACCTGTAAGCAATCTACCTGTTGCTGCAATTTGAGTTGCATAATCTCCAACACCCTCAAGAAGAACACTTAGTTCATCTGCGGTACTGGCTCTAACGTTGATAAGAGACCCATCAGGGTTCTTATAGTTGACTTGTATCTTCCAGTCTTCTGCCATATTACTTCTCCTTCTTAGTGCTGAATTGACAGTACTCTGTGAGTCCACACATGTACTGGCAAGAGTTTGTGTTGGGTATAAATATAGCAGATTTTCTGGCTTTGTCAAATGTTTCTATTAGGTATTCCATTTTGTCGTAGGTATACTCTGACAAGTCTACCATCTCGGATATGTTATTACCGCGAGACATGTAGTAAGTTCCCCATTTGACTTCAATGCCAAAGGTCTGCTCTAGCCCTAGTTTGTAGAATGCAAGTTGTAGGTTGCTAGTGGGTGTGTTCTGTGAGGTTTTTAAGTCGACAATAACAAGTTCCCCATTGACTTCAAACACACGGTCAATAATCATTTTAATTTGGATATCTTTTACTACTGGTGTGAGCGCGAGTTCAATCGCTTTATTACCGTCTGGTGCATTCCAGACAGACCAAGTAGGGTTCGTCTTGCGCCATGCAATATAGCCCTCGACCCATCTCGGTCCAGCCTGTTGCCAGAAGGTAACATCTTCTTTGTTAGGGTTAGCCTTAGTAGCGCGACCACCCACTCTAGCGTTGGTTAAATCAAGGTCGCCCTTGCATTCGGTCCAAGCCGTGTCCCATAGTTGTTGAGTGCTCATCCGTTCTCCTTGTCGTAGTTCTCACAGGCAAGGTGGAAGGCTGAGCCTCCAACAGACCAGACGGATGGTGACTCTTGTTTGTTCAGTAGCCTGCCAAGGTAGTATTGATAACCGCAGGTTAGATAGGTGGAAAATGCCGAATAGGACATATGTTCTGGTAGTGTATATTCTTCTAGTTTAATTGACATAGTTGGAGTCTAGCATAACCCAACCCAGTTGGGCAAGTCTTTAAACATTTGACTTTTAGAAAATAGTCTGTATACTTAGTTATATAAGTAATTATATATAAAAGCCTTCGGCTTTTTATTATATAATAATATATATATTATACATACAAGGGAGTACTATGTCAAACTTTTTAGAGACTACGCTAGCAGCAACCATAGGTGTCACAGTATTCTACCTACTGGAATCAATCTATTACGATATCAAGGCACGTATTCGTGGCAGAGAGCATGACGATTTCTGGGATTTCATTGAAGAAGAATTTGAAGATTAACCTCTAGAAACGCCAAAAGACCCCCTAGCCCTAGGTAATACCTAAGGTAAGGGGGTTTCTTGTGTTAAAAGGGCCTTGGAAGGCTTATTAGGGCTACTCTGGAGAGCCCACTCCGTAGTCTCCATCGTTCTTATCAGCCCATTTAATGGCTGGGGCTGCTAGAGCACCAATCATAATGGCATACTGTGGGGCTAAATCTGTTAGTAAAGCAATTCCCATTACTACTGCTGATGCCGCTATGGCACGGGCATAGGACTTGATTGCCTTAACTTGCTTATCGGATAGTTTGAACTTCTTCATTTGTACTCCTTCTTTTTAGGTAATGGCTTAGGGATTGAAGCCTTTACTTTATTTATTGCTTTGGGCTTACCCAACCAAGGAAACCAAGGTGATGTGTCATTGCCACAGTTTTCCTTAATTGAGATATGTAGATGCTTGTTATGTTGGTTAGAACCAGTATATTTTTTATCTCCCTTTTCAAGGGACCAGATACGACCTTTAAAGATTAGATACTTAACACGCTTATCATTTTGTAGTTTGATAAACATTTCAGCGCAATCTATTGAATCTATCGGGTCGTGAGTCAGGTCTACTGCAAAGCCTGTGTTGTGGTCTGAGTTAGGACTCTGTGTTAGGTGAGCAGCAGATGGCAGCAGCCCATCGCTGGCTTTCATTCGCTTTGGAGACAACGCCGTCGCTTGGCGCAGCACAGGAGTGGCTCTCTTGGCTATGGTTTTCATTTGAACTCATTTCTTTTGTATAAGAATCTGATAAAGGATTTCTACTTTTTCTTCAAGTCTAATTACAGAATCTTTGAGACTACTTCCCCCATTGGGTTTGAGTTCATAAAGGTAATGCTTGACCAACCATCGCACAATGCCTGCAAAGGCTCCTGCTATTGCGATGATAGATACTATTAGTGCTGCCCAGTCCTGTGTGCTCATTGTTATACGGTCCTAATTGTAATTTGTAACACGCCACCAAAGCCGTCGAAACGCTTATCTGGTGGGGTGAGTCGGGTGAATGTTACTTGTTCAATAATTGCCTCGCGTTGTTCTCCAGTTGTTAGGTCTTGCCATGTGACTACATCTCCAACGCTTTCAATAGTTTCGAGAGCGCGAATCTTATCGAAGGCTCTCCCGTCATAACCAACCATAACATTGAATCTATCTGTTTCAATATCATAGCAATATACGGGGAATTGCACAACCCTCTGACGAGGAGTAGCAATAGTTGCCTTTGCTTGGTATCCCTTAAACACTGGTCCAAGTGAGGCAGTAGTTGAATCTCTATACAAGATAAACTTGTAAGCCAAGTATTCCTGTGGTGTGGATGGGAATGAAGTAGCAACCTCTGGTGCGCCAACAGTTACATCATACCCAATAATGTCATACTCAACACCGTCTTTATCGACAGTCTCAAGAGTCATTGAGCCATAAGTAAAGTCTCCACGCCCAAGGAGGCGCTTGAAGTTCTTTGGCTCAAGAGTATTATATCTAATGTTTCCTGTGGTGATGTATCCTGAGGGAACCAATTGAGACATATTCTCAACGTATACATACCCAACTGCGCTAGAAGTTGCAGTAGTAGCAAATGCCATTTGGTCTGTACCGTCCACAAAAGCACACGCAGTTGTTTGATGCCCAGATACGCCTCCATAAGAAACATCGTTGGCGTAAGCAAATGCTAGTGGGGTAACTTCACTTCCAAGGTCAATGCGAATAAGTCCAGGCTCACCATTGACAGATGTTGCACACCATACAAATCGGTCACGTGCAGTGAAGTCATAGCATGGTTGCGTTGTCTTAATGAATAATGGTCCGTAAGTAATTGAACCGTCTTGGTCACTTACTTGGGCTGCCCTTACTCCTTTATTAGTACCAATTAACATATAGCCAAGATAGTAATAAATCTTGTGAACTATTTCTCCAGTAGGTAACTCAGCAGCAACTACACCTGTTGTTAAGGTTGGCATTACACCAGCAGTTGATAGAGTAAACTTTAGGATTGTTGATTGGATTCCATTATAACCAGCAATGTAGATTGCAGGTCCAGAAGCAGCAATAGATGTAAACACGTGAGAACTAGATGGATGTGTATAGACTGGTGTTGGGTAAGAAGATGCTGATGAGGAGAACTCATATACTTTATTATCTGCACACATTACAATACGCTCTTTTATGTATTCTAACACAGCGTTAGATACAGCACCAACTTCATCAAACATTACAGTTCCAGCCGTACTACTTGTTAAAGTAAGAGCCTTCTTGTATACAGTCTTTTTAGTTGCTGTATTAGTTATCCAAAATGCAGTGGTTCCATCATCACAGATTCCAAATACTGGCGTGTCCGTACCAGATAGATAGTCAATAAAATGAACAGCAGTTCCATCGGTTTGAATCTTGTCAACATCAAACTCATCCCAAAGCAATACCGAAGGGGTTGTCCCATATTTGATTGAGCGCATAGATTGAAATGGTCTGCCATTGGCACGAATCTCACCAGTAGTATTGTGACCTTGGGTTGTATTGTTTAAAAGAGTTACTTCTCCTTCAGTAAATACATCTACTCCTTCGCTATCAGCAAAACGAGCATGTCCAAATTCTTCATTTGCCTGTGGGTCAAAGTATGTAATACCAGTTCCACCATTGAAGTTTGATTGTGAGCGAATCCACCAACCAGTTAGAGATTGCTCTCCAGGTTCTGCTTGGTTGTCAAACTGGTCTTTGCGAAAAGGTGCAGTCTGGCGTATATAAGGACGAGCATCATTGATTGCATAGATGAATGGTAATCCACCAACTGCTACATCATAATTAATATCCGTATTTTGCCAGATTTGTCCATCGGAAACAATACCAATGTCGGTTGCAATGGCACGTTCTATTCGACCTTCGGTTATGTCTCTACCTGCCACTGGCACTCCTTAAATTAGGTGTAAAAAATAGAGCAGTTATAACCCATACTCAGGGGTAAGATTTATTCTGTTGGTTCTTCTTGCCAGTTACCTGTTTCCTCAACCCACGAATACCTCGCGCCATCTGTCGGCATTGGAATAGGTGCATCCCAGAAGGAGCCAGTTCTTACCCAAGAAGGAAAAGGTTGCGGAGTTATAAAGATGTCCTCGGCTTCGTTGTATTCATAGCCAATTCCTGCATAAGTTCCTCGGATGTTGCCATTATAGGAAGTCCGCTTACACGCTTGACCTCTAAAGTTTCCATACCAAGTTTCGGTGCTCAATCCTTCAATAAGTTCTGTCTCATCTATTCCGACTATTACTTCGGTGACTTTCTTGTCATCATCTAAAAACGCGTAATGTGCCATTATGCCCAACTCACATTTCCAGTACCAGCGGTAATTGTTGTCCGTTTAAATCCACCACTTGCTGCTGGCGTTGTTCCTGTTACACCTGCGCCTAAAGTGATTGTGTAGTTGTCGGGATAGCGAAGGATAACTACACCTGAGCCGCCGTTACCTAATTCCCCGCCACCGCCGCCACCTGTGTTTGCAGTACCACTTGACCCGCCCGCGCCTGAGCCACCGCCACCTGGTGTTGCGGCTGGTGACTTACCAATTCCACCGCCACCGCTTGCTCTGGCTACCGATGTTCCTGTGATGTCTGTACTCACACCAGCACCACCGCCGCCTGTGCTCGCCACACCTGTGCCATTACCTCCAACACCACCAGCACCACCACCACCACCGCCTGTTCTGAAAGTGGATTGGTCCGTCGAACCGCTGCCGCCTGCAAATCCTTGATTTGATGTGCCTGCGCCGCCCGATTGTGTGCCTGGAGTTTCGCGACGGCCACCACCACCGCTGCCGCCTGAACTGCCCGAAGTGTTGTTAATTGTACCAGCACCACCACCACCACCATTTGATGTTATGGTGCTAAAAATAGAATTACTACCAAGCACACCGCTCGTGTCACTGGCAGTAGTACCACCTGCGCCGATTGTTACCGTGTAATTTGTTGCTAACTCGAAAAGTAAAAGATTCTCTAAACTACCGCCACCGCCTGTTGCGGTAAAGTTTGAGCGAAGCCCACCGCCGCCACCACCGCCACCGCCGCCGTAGGTCGAACTGCCACCACCGCCACCGCCTGCAATAACAAGGTAATTGACTAATGGATAAACTGGACAGGGTGCAACAGAAGGCGCTGACATTTTGTTATATAGCGCAAGCCCTGCAAATCCGCTGCGGTTGGACATTCTGTAAATGTTTGGCATTAGGACAGTTCAATTCCTGATATGTGAAAGTTAATTGTGACGGCTGATGCACCGCCCGTAATTGTGTTTGTGGCTGCTAATACCTGTTTAAGCGAAATGACGGTTGAGTCATTTGCAGCGACTGCAACAGTTGTCGCAAGATTTGTCCCTGCCAATCCAAGCGTAAAAGTTTCTGCTGTTGCTGCCGTGTTTGTCACCACAATGTCTGTCACCACCGCAGTTGTTGCAGCGGGAACGGTATAGAGCGTTGTTCCGACTGTAGTTGTTGCAGCACCCCTAAAGAGTGCTTTACTTAATGTAGCCATTAGTTACTACTTTCTGTTAGTTGGGTTAGGATAATAATAGTTTTGCTTCATCGGCAGTAATGCCTAGCCTTGCAAGTAGTGCTGCTTTGGCGGTTGCGGCATCAAAAGGTAAATGATTTTTGATAATCAAATCTATTGCTGCGATACTTTTATCGCTCACTATGCAAAGTTTATCATTAAGAACATAAACTGAATCAGCAGCAAGTTCTTGTTTTAATTGCTCCCCGTTTAATTGAGCAGGAATGTTAAATTGTTTCATTGTTTTCTCCTATCCTATTTTAATTGCCCAAAAAGAGTATGCAAGAGAGGCAATTGTATTTGAGCCAGCAGTGCCTGCCTTTGCAGCGAGTTCCACATAATCATTAACTGAGAAGTTAAAAATTACGCTGCAATTTGCGCCTTCTGTGAGGGTAGAGTTTCCTTGAGTTTGAAAAACTAAATCAGTTGCACCATTTAAAATAATTTTTATGCCTAGTGCAGAGTTGCTAGTTGTACCTACACCGCCGCCGACGAGATACTTGCCAGCGGTTTTTATTGTTATCCTGCTGTTATTAGTGTTGTTGTCGTGCATTACATTAGTATCAAAACTTTCTGTTTGAAAATTCAAAGCGTAATAAGTATTTGAATTAGTTAAAGTGTTGCCCGCGTTTTGAAAAACTCGGCAAGAAATGTCGGCACCACCACCAGCAGCAGCAGCCCATTTCATACCAGTGGCTTGGGCTGAGTCAGCAGTTAGGACTGTGTCGTTTGCGCCGACGGCTAGGCGTGCTACTGCATCGGCAGCAGTTGCAGCGATTAGGTCACCTTTTGCATCAACGATAGTTGGGTTAATAGTAGCAGCAGTTGCTGCCTTAGTATCCATCTGAGTCTGTATTGCAGAAGTAACGCCATCTATATATCCTAGTTCTGTAACAGATACCGCTGCAGGTACTATTGAAGCACTTGCCAAATCTCTTGCTTTAGTCATTAGTAGGCTCCCATAATTGTCATATTTATATCTGCGTATTGAGTTAAATCAGGGGCAGGTACTTCTGCCCAAACAAGACCAGTTGATTGAGTAGAGTCTGCTTTTAAGAA